CGCTGCGTCGATGATGTCCTGCATCGTTTCTTCGGTTACGTCACCGAAGTCGCGGATTTCGTCGAGGGCACGCGCAACGCCGCCACGGGTGCCCATGATCGCGTCGTACAGTCCGCCCTGGTCTTTCATTCCGGCGAATGCGTTGCGCAGTTCCGTCTCGATCAAATCCGTCAGTTGGTTGAAGACCGTCAGATCGACCTTGGTCATTCCTTGCAGAAACTCCATCATCGCTGCCGCGCCGTGCTTGTCGGCGTCAGGCCAGACACGCGGCGGCGAACCAGGCGCGAACCAGTAGGCAAGGATTGACGAAATCTGCGCGATGACCGACAGCACCGCATCGACCGCTTCGGCCATGCCGTTTGCCAGCGAGACGACGATGTTCGCGCCCCAATTGGCGGCTTCGACTGCGACGTTCGCCAGCGTGTCGGTGAACCCGCTGAACCAGTCAGCAACGATTTTTTGCAGGTTGCCGAAGTCGGCTGCCCATGCGCCAGCCAGTGCGCCGATGACCAGTGCGAGTGCGCCGACCGCAACGGCGACCGCACCCAGCGGCGCGATCAGGTAGCTGAATGCCAGGGCAGCCCCGCCGAGAGCGAGCAGTAGCGGACCTATCGCGGCGACTGCCGCGAGCACAGCTACTATGAAAACGCGCCACTGCGGATTGATCCCCTCAATGATCAAGCCGAGTTCGCGCATCGCCGGGTTGAGAATGCCAAGGAAGTCGGCAATCCCTTGCAGCGCAGGTTTCATGAGCGTGCCGCTCAACTGGGAGAAGAGTTCCTGCATGGTTGAGACGCGACCTGCAATCGTCGTCTCCTGTGCTCGCAGCACGTCGTCGTAATGCTCGTTGAGGTGATTGATGATGGCGTTCAACGCAGTCACAGAGTCCATCTGCTTCTTGCGTACCATGTCCTGCACTTCGTTGTTCGTCTTACCGATGGCCTTGGCGATGATCTCGACAGCCGCGACGCCGTTCTCGGTGAACTGCCGGATTTCTTCGCCTTGCAGGAAGCCCTTGGTTTTTACGTCGGTAATCGCCTTCGTCAGACGCTTGGTGGCTTCTTCGGCTGCTGGACCCATTGCTGACGCTGCGCCAGCGACGGCTGACAGAATGGGCTTGATTTCCGCCCACTTGAAACCGACCGCGAGCATTCGCTGGGAGATCGGGATCAGGCTTCCCATCGTGAAGATGGTCTTGTCGGCGAAGCCTTGCAGTTCGTTCATGGCGCGGCCAGCTTCTTCTGCGCCACCGATCATTGCGGTGAACGTGATCAGACCTTGCTCGCGCATACTCGCCCAGTCGAAACCCAGTTTGGCGACTGCGGCGATAGGAGCGGTCATCGCGCCGCTCATAATCAGGCCGAGTTTGGTGAACTCGGTTCCCAGCGAACGAACGCTCTGCTGCATATTGGTCAGAGCAGAGTTCGCCTGGTTTATGGCGGTAATGGCTCCACTGTTATCCCCGGTGATTGAGATATTGATGGAACTCGCTACTGCCACGGCTACCCCTTAGTAGGACTTTCGCCCGGTTTGCTTCTTGTTGAGCGTGACCTGTGCCTGCGATTTCGCGCTCATAACGGCGAGGATGCGGTTCCGCCAGTACGGGTTCGCTTGCATCCATTCGGGGTCGATCCCGCCGATGTACGCGCACGCCTCAATCGTTGCGTAAAAGTCGGGAACCGCCCCCATTGCGCCCCCTGTCGAAAGCCACCGGGCGAGTGCCTGTGTCACAAAGGGCTGACGGTCATATCCTCCCGGATCGCTCGCAGGATTTCGCCCATGACACCCAGGCCGAGCGTCTTCAACGTAGCAAACGAGACGGGTAAGCGTTCGAGAACAGGCTTCCCTTCTGCGTCATTGATAGCCACGCCGTCTTCATCGAACACGTAGTCCTCAATGTCCCAGTCTGCGATCAACGACACCATCGCGCCGACCATCGCGTTGTCGTCGGTCTTGTCCAATCGGTCGATGCTGTCCTGGGTCAATTTATTCGGGTAATACTTGACCCAGAACTCTTGCTCTCCCAGATCTGGGTCGTTGTATTTCAGAACGACCCGCTTGATGAGAGCGGCTGCGCGAGTACGGTTCAGAGGCACGGGGCTGTCTCCTTATTCCGCTGGTTTCGTTGTCGCCTTCTTTGGTGCCTTGGGTTTGGCAACTTTCGGGTGGTCGCCTGCGTAGGGCGTTCCGTCCGCGTAGCTGACAATCTCGAAGTCGTCCTTCTCGTTCGTCGCCTGCCAGCTTTTGCTCTCGAAGGTCTTGATCGCGACGTTGTATTCCGCACCCTTGCGCGGACCCGCAGTCGCCCGGACACGAACGTGCTGTGGCTCAGTCATACAGGCTCCTTTAGAGTGCCGCGAGTGGTACGACGACATCGACGACGAATTCATTACCCCAGGTCGGGTCGTAGACGATACCGAGCGTGAACTCGATAGCGTACAGACCTTCGGCGTCGGTGAACTCACCCACATCCTTGACCTGGCAGGCAGCGCGAATACGGAAGCTGTAGTGAACAGTACCATCGATAATTGGACCTTCCGCTAGCATCTCAATGTATTTCGTGTTGCCTGCACGAGCGTCGGCAAGCAGCGCCATGCCTGCGGCGTCGGCTTCCATAGTGAGACTGATTTCCGGAGCGAAGGCGATTTCGACATGTCCGTCGAAGCTGGGGTGAGCCGAGTTGACGACCCAGATCGGGTTGTAACGGTTTGGGATTCGCAGCGCGCCTTCGAGGTGACGCAAAAGTTGTGACTGACCGAACGTGCCGTCCTCGTCAGTGTCCCAGTTATCCATGTAGACATCGACCTTGCCTGGTTGCACAGGCTTGAGTGCGATGTCGGTCACGCCGACATCGTTCATCTCAATGTCGTCTTCGAGGATCTGGGCGATGATATTGCCGTTGACTTCGACGGCTTCACGCGACCACGTAAAGTCGCACTGATTGACCAGTCCGTACTTCATCTGGTGAGCGCGAAGATCCTCGCCTTGCTGGATAGTGAACGTTTGTGGATCATCGTTGCCGAAGTCGTTAGGGCTGAACGTCCAGCGTTTCGCCGTAAGCGATGCCCCTTCAGAGGTAGGAGTAGTCTTCCCGATCAGGCTGCTCAGAATGTACGGGGCTTCTTGAAAGACGAGCGGTCCCGTAATTCCGGCCTCGGTCCATTCCTTGTTGACGAGTTCGAGCGTCGGCACCTTGCGACCCTGCGGACGGTACTCGTTGAAGTTCATCTTCATGCCGGGTGTCACGGCGAGTGTCGCAAACCGCTTGAACCCTGTAGTAGCGACAGTACCCGGTGTCGCTTCGGGCGCGATCTGGACTAGCTGGTTGAGTGATGATCGGTCTGGCATCTGCCCCTCCTATGCCTCTTGAATGGACGTGCGGTACAGACCGCCAACATGAACGGTTGCGATCCCGTTGAACTCATCTTTCCGGTCGAACGAGGCAATCCGGTGGAGCCACATCAAATGGACACCGTACGCAGTATAGTTCGCGACTCCCGTCAAACGGTTGTCAACGATGTCGGCAATTGCCAGGATCGACCGCAAATCTTCCGACTCGGTAACGACTTCGATGTTCCACTCGGACTCGACGGCGTGTCGTTTTGTCAGGTTGTTCCGGTCGGTGTTGACGACGAGCGAGTAGAGAATGACCGGGAATTTACTCCGGTCGGGCGGCGAGTTGTAGTGAACGTGCCCCGCGTCGAGGCCAGCCTCAACCGCAGCCGCAGTCAGAAGGTCGGCAAGAATGTCATACGCCCGGACGTGCTCGATCAATAGAGCCTCGCCAGCCCTTCTGCGACGTTTGCCAGGAAGATCGGCTCCTCTTCGTCGCGTGCCAGTGTTGCATACGGTCGGGCAGGCATGACTGAAGTGCCGCGCTGCAAGTACGGGGCGTGGCGAGCGTCGAATACGACGACCGCTTCCTTGCCGCGTGCCGAACTGCCGACAATTCGAATCCAGCGAATGAAATGACCGCTGCGCGTGCGTGGATACCAGCCGGGACGACCGTCGCTCATCTGCATGTTCGTAATCACGCGGTCGCGGATGTTATTCGCGCTGGTGACGGTCGCTTCCTTAATAACAGCGTCCATCTGCGCACTGATATGCGGCAGGTTGTTGATAATCCGGTCTACCGCGACGCGCAGTCTCATTCGAGTTTGGTCGCGAGTGCGCGGATGGCAACCTGGAACGAGATTTTGTCTTTCAGGGCGTTGATGTTGTATCGCTCGCCGTCAATCGTTACCCGGTCGATCTCATGCACGTCCCATCCGAGCGGGAAGGTCAGCCAGTATTCCGAGCGCACCGATTCGATGCCGGATACCTGTTCCTCACGCGCTTTCGACTCAACCGAGAACCCGATCCGGCAGGGGATTTCGGGGTAGATTGTTTGATAGGTTTCAGTCGTGCCTGTGCTGGTTTTGACACGCACCGGACGTTCGAGCAGCCCGACTTTATCGAACAACTGCTCGCCGTGCAGCGACTCCAGTTCTGCCACCGAGAACAGGCTCATAGTGTGCCTGCGTATTCGTCAATCGGTGGGACGCCGTGCCATTGCCACGCAGTGCGGATGGCGACATAGCGCATTCCCCGCGAGCCGACGCCCATCTCTTCCATCGCATTCGCGTTGGCTCGGATCAGGGCTTCGACCTGGCGGAATGCTTGCGACCGCTTTTTGAGCGTCAGAGGCGCGTCAATCGAGATGTCAACGTACATCGCCAGCGAGCGGAGGTATCGCTGGAGCGCGAAGTATTCAGCCCAGAGTTGCGAGGCGATAATCTGCGTGTCAGCAATCGCCGGAGCGTCGAGGCTCGTTTCGGGTACGCCGAGTTGTCGCAGGGCGTTGTCAATCGAGTCACTGTAGCCCTCGGGTGTGTCCGTCTCGACCTGTCCGGTTTCGACAGCAACCGCGTGGAGGGAATTCGTCAGGTATTGCAGGATGTCGGCGCGTTCATACGTCACAGTTGCCTCGCTATAACAATGCGGGTATCCCCACTGGGAGATACCCGCACGTCCGCAGCCCCGTTTGCGGTCTTAGCCCTTCGGCTCTGGCTCGCTGGGAGCGGCACGCCTGGGTTCCGGCTCGGTCGAAGCCTTGCGTTCTTCCTTGACGGGTTCGCCGTTCGCGTCAACCAGTTTGCCGTTGACGACATAGGCTCCACCAGGAACGGTTTCCTTCGACGCCGGATCAACGGGTTGGGGAACCGCTGTGTTGTAGTCCGCGACACGCCCGATAACCGGGGCACCCTCACGGGGAGCAGGCGGCGGACCACTCTCACGAATGGTCGTCGCCGTATCCTCGACAATCGGATTGGACGCAACGGCAGTCAAACCGTAACCACGGTCGTTTACCGGACGGGTGTCCTTCTCAGCGTCCTTATCGCGTTCTGCGTCGGTCTTCGCCGCCTCATCGGGGTTATAGATGGGCTGGCTGGGACGCGGCTGCTCTGCCGGAAGCTGGGTGGGCTTCGGATCGTTGTCTCCGGGCTTGGTATTTGGTTGAGTGGGCATAGTTAGTTCGCTCCTTAGTACGGCGACGTGTAGACCGTGTTACCCGTATAGAGTACGGCAGCGGAAGTCCGGGATTGTACCGCGATGCCAAACTCACGCTCGTAGGTCTTGGCCCGGAGCGGGTGGTTCTCGTCCTCAAACGCCAGTGCCAGGTTGCCGCCACCGTTAGCACGAGTGCGAACGCGCAGGGTCTTTGGACCTGACAGGTTCACGCAGAGCATGTATTGACTCGGCACCCACGGCTTGACCCAGATCTCAGCAACGTCGAACACACCGATTGCCCGGTTGTTCAGGTTGTAAAGGTCGAGTGGGCGTGAGTAGCCGGGAGTCAGTTGCTCGACGGTATTCGGAAGCGCGACGCGGGGGTCAGGATACGGCAGGAACCCGGCAAAGCCGCGTACCGTCTGTTCGAGCGACTGCGGGATGTAAACGACCAGATTGATCGTTCCGCCGAAGTGCTCGCGGACGTTCGAGATCAGAGCGGTCAGGTCAGCCGCAGCAACCGCGCCGCCGATGCGACCCATGTAGTGCGTATGCGTCGCCGCATTGAAGGTTTCTCCGGTCAGCGGGTTCATCGGCACGTACATGCTGTCGGCATTGACGAGTGCCTTGACGTTCAGGTCGTAGTGGTCAACCCACATGTCGTCCCAGACGTAGTTCGTCGGGCGGAAGAAGGCGTTGCGCAGTTCGCGCTGGATGACCAGCGTGTCAGCGTCCTGCATGGCGCGAAGATCTTTGGCGACTTCACCGACCGTTGCGATCTGGAGGTATGCCCGTGTCCATTGCAGCGAGCCGCTGTATTTCCGAAGCGGGAAGCCCATGTTCCCGCCGGGGACAGAGACTTTCTGCGCATCAGGCGTACCGAACTGGTCGATTTCTTCCATGATCATCGAGTCGGTGCCAGCACCAAGCACGGTGATACGTTCGGTCGAGAACTCGGCCAGGATGGAAAGCTGCTCGCTGACCAGATCGTTGTGAATGGCGATCAGCTTCTCAATCTCAGCGTAAAGAGCCTGCTCCCCAACTTGCAGGACAGTCGCCTGTCCAGCGAACTGTGCCTGGAGGGAGTCGAGTGTCGAGTATGTACCGTATGCCATCGTTTACTCCTCGATCCCTTCTAGTAGCCCGACTGCTTGAAGAAAATCCGCGTGTCGTCAATGGCGAACGCGACTTCCCCCGTGCCGCCAGTGGTCGGTGCTGTATCGAGGCCACCAGGCGTGGCCGCGCTTGCGTAATACGACGCGCCGGGGGTCAAACCGGTCCCGTACTTCATCGCAACGCCCCAGGCAATCGTCACCGGAAGATCCGCTCCACCGACAGGCATCAGCGCAACTCCCCGGACCTTGGCCGCTGCGTTGACCGCAGTGCCGTTGGTCTTGAAAATCTTGCTGCCCGTGCCGATGTAGCACAGGTCGCCTGCGCCGATTGCCTCACCCGACATGTGGCCGGAAATGCGCTGCGCATTGTTCGGTGTCACCGTCGAGAGAGACGGAGTACCGACCTTCGCTACGAGTACCATAATTGACCCCCCAGGTCTTTGGTTTAGATGCTTACCCTGCCGCTCGCTCGCATTTCGTTGGCGAGCTGCTGGCGTACCTGTGCGTCGCTCGGTGTCCCGCTCGGAGGCGGACCTTGCCTATTTCCTGGTGGCGGTGCCACGTTCAGTGCGCCACCCTGTGTCCCGGCGTTCGGGAGTGCTGACAATCGCGCCACCAGTGCGCGACTGTTGACCATCCAGCGATACCGCTCGATCAACGGTGACGAGTCGGCAGGCATCAGGTTCAAAACCTCTTGCGGCCAGCCGTTCGTCTCGGTATCGACTGCTTCCTTGAGAATTGCTTCGATGTCCGTCAATTGCGACCGCACAATCATCAGGTCGCTTTTCAGCGTCCCGTTTTCACTTCCGAGACGGTCGGCACGTTCTTTGTGCTTGCCTTCCGCTTCGAGCCGCTTCTGTTCGAGTTCGTCCTTCTCCTGCGTGATCTTGTCTTCCCACTTCTTATCGATTGCCGCAAGTCGAGGACCGATCATGCGGTCGAACTCTTCCTGGGACTCGATAGCGCGGAAATTTTTCGGTGCAGGCGGCGGCGTTACAACAGGCGGTGCGTCAGTGTTTGGCGGTGTCACGGGGTCTACCATGAAGTCTCCCTTGCTGGTTTGCCCAACAATAGGTACTCCAGAACGACCTTAGCAATGGGTTGACGGCGCAATCAAGCGAGAGCGGCGGCACCTACAGGCGTAGGCGAGCACTGAACCGGGAGTTCAGCGAGGAAGGACCGAACCTTCATTGACAGAATACGGGATGCAGATCACGTCCGCAATACATCAACCACCCGGATTGGTGTTTTTACTCTCGTCTTTTGGCTTTTCGGCTGGTGCTTTGCCATCCTGTTGCTGTTGAGCGTTGAAAGCCGTCGCTTGCGGCGTCGCATCGACCCCCGCTGTACCCATCATCGGGTTGGGAGCCTCTTTCGCCTGCTTCAGCTTCAACTCCATCAGTTCCAAGTTGACGCGAGCCATCTCGCCTTCCAGCTTCTCCGACTCTGACAACGGGATCAGTGGTCGTGGCTCGATCCAGAAGTCGAGATCACCCTTCTTGTACGAGTCGAGGTTGAAGTCCCGAAACATTTCGTGCTGGGGCGTGATCTCGATGCCGTTCTCAGCCCAGACACCTTCCGCCAGTCGCCAGCCAGCGATTGCAACCGCCATCTGGAACAGCTTAATCGTCGCCTGGTCATACCCGGCTGCGGCGGAAACGACGTTGTTCTCCACGTCGCCAACGAGACGTTGAGCGGCTGGTCCGGTCACTTGCGTCATCCCGCGCAACTCGCGGTACATGATCAGTTCGGGGAAGTCCTCTTCGACTTCGGTCTTCAGTTCCTTGAGTTGAAGGAGCGCGTCGCCGAGGTCGAGTCCGCCGATCAGCGAATCAACCGAACCGCCCGGTAGACCCTTCAAGATCAACAAGTCGTCGCGGTCAATGCCGTCGCCCTCGAACGCATAGTCGCTTGCGGTTTGATCCGCTTTCGGTGCAGGTAGCGCGTCGGTGATATTACTCTCGGTCCAGAGCACGATTGGTGCCGCAATTGCCCGGTGAATCTGGTCGTGGACGTGCGACGCTAGGGCATTCAACTCATCGATTTTTTCGATGGCACCGTAGATTACAGATCCGCCCCACACAGTCCCGAGGTTGCGATGGCGAATCCAGGCAGCCGGGACAAAGCCGTAGGGGTTGGGGTAGATAGTGCCTTGCCCGTAGTCGAACGCGATGCCGTTCTTGAACTCTTCGATGGTATTCTTTGAAACGATCTTCTTGTAAAGGTACTGCTTACCGTCGATGTCGGTGGCGGGGTACTCGACGGCGTACTCACGGACGTTTCCTGCAATATCAAGAACGACGTTCCTGACCCATGCCGACCAGACAATGTTGAAGAAGATCTTTCCCCGGTCGATGTCATCGATTACCTCAACGAGTACGTCACCAGCCACCGCGCCGAAGCGCACCATCAATGTTTTGCCGTCCTGCCAGTTCGTCCATTGCCACAACTGGCGAATGGCTTTGCGCAGGTTCGTATCAATGCCTTCATTTAAGGGGATGGCTACGGAGATACCGGGCGGCAGTTTGTCGTCACTCAGCGGCAGCACACCGGGGTAAATCTTTCCGGCGTAGAAGTCAGCCAGACGGCGGGTCGGGTTGTAGACCGAGCGCGTCGAACGGTACAGACCGTAGGCGCGTTTGTAGCCGTACCAGTTCGTCTCCCGCACGCGGCGGAAGACCGAATTCTGATAGTAGTGCCAGAGCAGGCGATATTCCTGCTGACGTTTGCCGAAGGCGTTTTGAAACGACGAATGGTCTTCGGGAGAACTTTCGGGGCGATAAAAGACGTTACTGAGTGTCGCAGGCACCGTTACCACCCCAGTCCACGGAAGGAGCGCAGCCGCTCTGCCACGTCTTCGGTTATCTCGGACGAACTTCCGCGTGTCGCCATCATAGATGCTCCACTTACCGCGTCAATCTGATCGTCGTGTTTTCCGCCTGGAAATCGGTCAGCTTCGTCGTAAAAGTCCTCAATCCAGCCACCTTCGACCAGACAAACGTTCCCGGCTTCGGCTCGCGCAATCCACGCCTGCGCTCGCGTCACTTTATCCCGGTCAATCGGCACACCATACAGAGCCGTGCGTCGTGACTCGGGTTGGCGTTGGAGGTCTTGAATCAGCGCGGTCTGCATTCCCTGTTTCTCAATGCCGACGACTGTATTCGGCGACCGTCGCATCTCAGCCAGAATTGTCGAACGCACTCTCGGCCACTCCCACTGTCCGCGAATCATGTCGCGCAAATACAGCGTTTCCCCGTTGTACGCCGCTTCTATTGAAGCCGTGTAGTCCGCCGTTTTACGTTCCGAGGTCGCCAGGTCATAAAAACGGTGCCAGCGCACATTCATCGGAACGTGTTCTCGTTTGACGATCCTGAACCAGTCGCGCTGGATCATCCCGCCCTCAGTTTGCTGCGGGATTTGTTGATAGAGGGCATTCCAGTAGTAGGTGCCGAGCGTGCGCTTGATTCGATTGAGCGGCGTATTGCCGAAACGCTCGGGCCAGAGCGGTTCACCAACGTCGCGTTGCAGGTTCGCTTTCTGAAGGTCGAGCGGTACGAGGTCGGGAATGTCGGCTTCCATGACGGCTGGCATTCGGATGATTGCCCAGTCTTCGCCGCCCTGGTTCATTTCCTCGATCAGTTGACCAGCCAGGTCTTCGGGGTGCCAGCGAGTCATAATTAAGATGCAGACCCCGCCCGGTTCAAGACGGGTATACGCGGTTGACTGAAACCACTCCATCGTTTTCGTGCGCAGGACAATCGAGTTGGCTTCTTCGGCGTTCTTTACCGGGTCGTCGATGATCAGCACATCCGCGCCGCGTCCGGTCAATGCACCACCGACACCGGTCGTCAGCATCCCGCCTTCACGACCTTCGATGCGCCAGTCGTCAACGCGGCCGCGCGCATACGGCTTGACCCCGAACAATGGAGGACCGAACTCGTTCAGGGCGTCGCGTGCTTGACTGCCCCAGTTCGACGCGATGCCAGCTTCATATGAAGCGAGGACGACGCGATGATCGGGGTTGCGACCTAAGTACCACGCCGGGAAGTACCGGGAAGTCAACATAGACTTCCCGTGGCGTGGCGGCATCATGACGATCAGACGGGTAATCCGTCGCATGACGCAGCGCATGATTGCGCGGTTCAGGAGGTCAAGATGTCTCGCTGGAACCCATCGATTCCGGCTCGCTAAGAAGGCGAACCCCATCGGCATCGACTTCGCCCACATTACCTGATCTTCGAGACGCAATCCGGGTGAAAAGTTCTGATGCAAGGTCGGCGGTGTCTGGGTCACTCAACAACTCCTGCGCCAGCACTTCGAGTTGTGACGCCGCTTTCATGTCCGTGACCGTCGTGTGCTGCTCGACGTTCTCGGTGGACATCCCACGCGCCAACCGTTCCGCTTGTACCAGTGCCGGAAGTATCGGTGCACGGCTCTTGACCATATCAAGGATTGTCAGGAAGCCCAGATCGCTCAAATTGTTGTTGGCCGGGTCGTCGCGGATACGTTTCGCCAGTTCTATCATCGGAAGGGTCAAACCTTGCATCGTCAACGACAGTTGTTGTGCGTGACGCCGCGTCATCGCCTCAATCTCGTCCTGACGTGCAACTCGCTTCAGGCGATCTTGTTCATCATCCCAAGCTATTGCCCGAGCCATCCATTGATGCTGTTGCGACCACCGATTGAAATGGCCTGGGACTTCGCATTTCTGGCCGGGAGGCAGCCCACGGAGAGCCTTCCACGCCTTCAGATAAGTACGCTCATGGGACGGCAAATCACGATAAAACGTGAAGGCCCGGAACGCTTCAGTTGTCTCACCGTCTAGTCGCGTCCAAGGCTCTGTTTCGCGCTGGTACTTTACGACGTTAGCCAAGGACGCGACCTCCGAATGCTATTCTGCGGTTGAAACTGCTTCGACGTAGTATTCCGGGTTCTCGCGTCGGTCGTGTTCTTCGCACAACTCCCGCAGCTTGACGGCAGGCTGTGCACCGAGGACACGTCGAATGAGTGAGGCTTCGTCTCCGGCGAAAATCAGGGACAGGCGATACAGATGTGACTCCCGCTCGACTATCTTCCGTTCTTCCTCGGTTCGCGCCGCTCGAAGGCGTTGCTCACGTTCACGGATGGCGTCTGACGCATTGGCCGACATTCCGTGGTCTACGTCACCGACCTTGTATGAATCGGTGCCATGTCCACTCGCAATCTGGTCAGTTTCAGCGGAGCCAGAACCTCGTGTCGGGAGCCACGATTCAGAGTATTCGTCACCCGCAAGAAGTTCCGGGGCAGGCGTATCGTCAAGGAGCCGTTGCATCTCACTGTCCGACAGTTGCAGACTATCCTGCGTCCAGGCTGTTGCGTCCAGACGCACCAAGTCTCTCAGCACTTGACCGCTCAACTCGTAATCCTCGGAGCCTCTTGCCCGATTATGACGCAGGGTGGCGATTTTCGCCTGGACTTCCGACATATTGACCCGGACAACGGGCACTTCTTTGAGGTTCAACTCGCGTGCGGCTCGCCACCGGTGCTCGCCATCGACAATCGTGCCGTCATTGAGACAGATGATCGGCTGGGTGAAGCCGTCTTCGGTCATTGACAATTTCAGGAGTTCAAAATCGTGTGGGTTCTGTCGATTGGGGTTGTACGAGTTCGGCTGGATGGCCTCGATGGGCACGTACTCGATATTGAGCGTTTCCAGCGCGATATTCTTTTTCTCGATGACCTTCTTACCACGATCAGGCACGGGGCGTTCTCCTAATACAGAATGACTGAGATACTAGCGGGAACCGTCTCTTCTTTGGTCGCCATTGCCAGGATTGTCGAGTCGCCAGACCGTCGATGCTTCAAATAGGCTCTCCCGACGACCATCGCACTCAAAACCAGCATCCCGAGTGCTTGCGGCGAGAAATAATTGCCGTCTTCACTGTAATCCGACTCCGCATAGACGAGTTCGGAGCGTTCTTCCAGCGTGACGAACAACCTGCTCACGTATCTTCGGGTAAACGGCTGATCAGGACCGCTTCAAAGACCATTCCGCACTCACCGCATTCCAGCGACACGCTCATTTGCAAAATATGGAGCGCACCGCACCGACAACGTACCGCAGCGAAGGATTTCGACTGCGCCAGCTCCCGGATCGCGTTATTGAGGGTCGGAAACGTCGGTTGCAGCCGGAACCTCATCGTACTGCTCGTTTTTCGCTGTGCCTAGCCGTTAGCACAGGGTAGCCTCTCACGCTTAGGCGGTTCGATCCCTCCTTTTGGGTCATACAACCTCATACATTGCACTGAAGCTGACCTGTTTGAGCGGACGGACCTCGCCCTGGGCGTCTTTCACGATCCAGTCACCCTCGGTAATGCGCCGGATACCGTCGGCATTGTGAATGTGCGGCGCACCGAAGAATTCGCGCCCGATGCGATGCTCGTCAAAGCAGCAGGCACTCCGCATGAAGGCTGACGTTTCACTCAACCCTTTGACCCATTTCTCCGCTTCAACGACCTCGGGGATGGTCCGGTAGCGGTGTGACACGGTGATTGCCTTTCCATTGAGTACCGACTTCCAGTCGGCTGGCCGTTTCCTCTCTTGCCGAAATCCGTTCTTGCGCTGTCAGTCGATTGTCGAGTGCTTCGATCAGGACGTGCGCCCGTAACAGGCTCTCATTCGACTGTGCCAGCGCACTTTTCATGGTCTTCAGCGTCGCGTGAGCCTTATCGAGCGCGTCCTGGAGTTCTTGACGGCTTATCCGGGGTGGAAAAGGACGTTCCACGCCCTCTTTAGTCGACTCCACCAGGTTTCCTTTCGCTTGGTCGGGGTCTGTTTGTCCAGCATCGGGGGTTCGACGAGTGCGAGTGTGCCCTTGGCGCGGCAGATTGTGCAGGCGTAGCCTGCCAGGGCGTTCTTCGGAGCCGCTGCTTCATCGTACGGCACGCCCCAGTAGAAGGACGCACGGCAGTTTCG